CGTTCGATAGCATCTGTCTGAACGTTGACTCTTCCATAACATCCTTCTGGTACAGGAGTCGGAACCGAGTAATTCCGGAAAGAGCCTTCGGGTCGACCGAAAATGTTTTTCCGCGATATTTGCGAAGCCATTCTCTGAATTTCAGAGGGTCGAAGAGTGCCTCACATCCCAATGGGAAGCATAAGTAATATGCATATAATACATCATCTGGTGTAAAATGCATCTTTTCATACTCACGCCTATTCTCAGGATAGTGCATCCGAATCCACATCTTTATCGGATGCCGATAAACTCCCTGTGCCGTCCAAACACGAGAGAGAAAATCAGGAGCGTCAGCATTGGTTCCTACACTACACTTACGTGGATGCATCGTCATGCCATAAGTATGGTGCATGTAATTCTGCATATCATCAAGATTGATGGGACAGTCAGTAAAGAAGATATTGTCATCTCCCATGATTACCATGTCAGAACTATCTAACTGTCGAGAAATTAGATAACTCTCAATCATGATAAAATTACACAAGTATCAATGATTTGTGTGAACATACTTCCGCTAGGTACTCCATTTCGAGAAAAGTACAATTTTCCTCCGGGACCATACAGACATTTGTGAATAAAATCATGTTTTATCACATTCCATAGGGTTTCGTCAAAGTTGGCGTCCTGACGAAAAAGTTCTCTCAGAATGTCGAATGCATCTGAGATAACCCACGCTTGAACTGATTGATCATAATGGCTAAAATCAATCGAAGTCCAATACTTGTGCTTAGATTTATACGTAAATAGAAGTCGCGATGTTACAAAATCATTCTTTCCACCTGCGTAAAATCTTGTCTTCGACATCAAGTCTTGAATCGCTCTGCTGAAACAAGCCTCGGCTAATACGACGTAGAAATCTACTGCACATACAGCTCTGGTTTTCATCTTCATGTTTTCCGGAACTCTTTCAGTATAGTCGTCACTATACGGTAAACTGGTTTGAGAGCGATGGAAAACCATGATTGGAGTGGAGAAGCTTCCCTCCTTCTTCGCACGAGCACAGCGCGCTCTGAACTCGTCGGCAGCTCCCTCTTTTAAATCTTTTTTCTTAGTTCCATCAAATGTACAATCT